CGCACAGGGGCGCTTTTTCTTCTCGTCGTACCAGAGCTTGAGGTACTGCGAGCCGCCCAAAGGCAGTTGGGTGAGCAATTGCTCCTGCTCGTCGCGGAATTCCTCGATCTGCTCGGTCAACTGCCAGTTCATGTAGTCGCGTTTGCGCTCGGCAGATGCGCTCTTGTCCTCGGTCACGTCGCCCAAAATCTTGGTTTTGGTCGGGCCGTCCGGCGGGAACATCTCTTTGATGGCTCTGGCAGCGAAATCGATGCAGGCCTCGGCCATTACGGGGTGGACAACCTTTGATGCGCCCTGGAAATTGGCTCCCCCAGGCGCGTCATTGCCCATGCCGGTGCGCTTGATGCCCTCTTCGTACTGCTTGTCGCGCTGCTTGCGGGCCTCTTTGTCCTTCTCGACCAGTTCGATGTAGCGCAAGGCCATCTTGTCGAGGTCAATCGGGCTGATGATGTCGTTGTCAGCGAGGTTGGCGTAGAAGTCTTGGTCTTCCATCGGCCCCTTGCTGTCCATGCGGACGATGGCCGAGCCGTCTGGAAGCTCTTCAATCTCTGCGTCTTCCATCGGCATGTCAACGACAACGCCTTGCTCATCGTCTTGATCCTGAGGCTCGCCTCCAATGAAGCGGCCAAACTCGGGATCGATGGGGAATTCTGTAGCCATAGGTCAAACCTTTTCAAGAACGGATAGGCCGCTAACCGAGCCGCCATCTGCATAGCCCCGCTTTTGCAGGTAGGTGAGGTATTCGTCGGTGATGAGTTGAGATGGCAGTCCTTTGCCCCTCTCGCCCATTGTCCACTCATAGTAGCCGGGCTTGCGACCACGCTCGTTCACCATGCGCTCAGTGAAGTCTCGCATCGCAATCTCTCCAGGGGCCGGGCGGAACACCATGCCCATGTCCTGGCCCTCAAGCAAAACGGGGAAGCCAGGGTGCAAGTCGGGGCGAACCTGCATGCCGCCGCTGAACTGGAAAAGCCTCGGGCCCACTGCGAACGTCGGCACATCCCCGCCGTGCTCTGGATGCAGCAGCATCGGCTCAGTCTCGCGCTTGAGAACGTCCGTAGGCTTGAAGATCACGCCCTTGCCGCTCTTCTCGCCGCCAAGCGGCACGCCACCCTTGCTGGGAGGCAGGCCCTGGCCAAGCATCACATCTGCCAAGGCGGTGCGCCTGTCAAAGGTGTCTGCCTTCTGCCAAATCTTCGGGTCGCGGATGTCAGCACCCTCGCCAAAGGTCACGGAGAGATTCTTGTTGATCTTGTCTTCAAGCTCTTTTGACAGTTTGCCCTGCTTCATGGCGTCAACGAATCCGGAACGCAGCTTGTTGAACACAATCGGGTTGCTCTTAAGCTGATCCTCGGAACCGAGAAGGGTTGACCAGTACGTCAGGTCGTCAGACTGATTGATCAGGCCGCTGCCGGTTGATTTTTTGCCCACGCCCCAGACGAGATCTTGATAGAAGGGATCGACCTGAGACAGGCCAGGGAACATGGCCCCGCCGATGTTGCCGCCGCCGACTCGGGTGCGGTCAGACTGGGTCACCTTGACCTTGCCCTTGCCTTCGACGTTGAGTTTGCCGAGGGCCTCGGACATCTTCATCGGCTCGGTTGCCTTTGCAACGTCAGCGGCCATGCGACCAGCAGCAGCCCTTTGCGCTGCGGTGGCTGCATCTTCGGCCTTTGACCCACCGCCGAGCAGGTTCTTGAGGGTCTTGATCGCCCCTCCTGCCTGCATCTTGACTTCACCGCCGGCCCGATTGCCGGTCTCTTTCCTCAACTGCTCAATGTTCTCAGGAGTGACGTTGATCTGCTTGGCTTTCCATTCTTCAAAACTCGGCAAATCCTTCGTTGGTATATGTGCCGTTTCTTTTTGATACCGAGCTTGTTCAGCGACCTTGTCAACGAATTCTTTTCTCACGCCCTTTAATTTGGACATGGCCTCTGTGGCAATTTTTGACAAACCACCACCTGATAGATTGACCTCGCCGCCGGCCTTCTGAATGCCCTTGTAGTCCGGGTGCATCACGCTAAAGCCAAGCTGGTCAGGGGCGCTGCCCAGCAGGCCCATCACAGCAGCGTAGGTGCGTGGATCTGCCAGGGTGTTGACATCCGCTTCCTTGGCTCGCTTGACAGCGCCCTGGTACTTCTTGCCGGTGGTGTAGCGGCCAAAGGCTGCTCCGCCATCAGCCATCTTCACTTCTCCGCCTTCCTTCTTGCGCTCAAGGATGGTCAGCGCATCCTCTTCGCCTGGGAACACCACGAAGTTGCTGGTTCCCTTACCTGCATCCCTGCTGCTCGCGTCAAGGTATCTGATGCCTGGGATGCCGTAGCCCCTCAGAGCCTCGCTGGTGCCGATCTGATAGTTCTCTGGATCAAACAGTTCAGGGCGGTAGCCCTCATCGCGCATGATCATGCGGTGCAGGTCTTTGCCGGTGATGCTGCTGTCAATGCTGCCGGACTCCTTGCGAACCTGATCAACATATTTCTCCCAGTCAACATTATTGGAGTAGTCAACCGGGTCACCTCCGGTCATCTCTGCCCACTCATCGGCCTCCTGGCGCAAGCGCATATCGGCGACCTTCTCGGCCTCCCTCTGGCTCATGCCGACCTCGTAGTCTGTTCCCTTGAGGGCTTTGATCACTTCGGGCTGCTGGCTCAGGGGCTTGTCCCAGTCCAGCATCCGAGCGATCTTTTCGTCGGGGAGGTCTACGGTGTAGACATGACCGGCACGCTCTGGGCGTACAGCACCGCTTTCCAGCAAATCCGCAAGATGATTTGCATGAGCCTTCAAATTTGGATCTTTATCGTAACCGCCCCTCAATGTCTTGATGGCAGAGGCGACATCGTTGTTCAAACCCAATGCACCCTTCATCACGGCGACGGGGTCTTCAAACCCAAAAGGCATTAACTTTGTCGCGCTCTCTCTTACTGCATCGTCAGCAAATGTCAGCTTATTGCCTGCAAGGGCTCTTCGGTAATCCTCCGCAACTCCAGGCGCTTCAGCCAAATACAGCCCATGCCCGTAAGCCTGCGCCCCTTCGCCAGTGCCGATCTTGCTGGCATCAAATCGGTCGAACTTGTGCGGGGAGCCGTGGTACACGGTCAGCGGGGAAACGGTCTGACCAGCAGACTGCACGAAGTCTCGGCCAGCCCTCACCGCGGCCCTTGGCACAGCCATCATAGCCCTGGCACCAGACAGCGGCCCGGTGTATGCCCCGCCAGCCAACTGGCCTGCCCCAGTGAACAACTGCCCCGCGGGAGTCTGGCTTGCCCCTCGGAATGGCAGGCGCTTCTCAATGTCCGAGGATGTCGGCAGGATCGTTGGGGAATCCTTGCCGGTGATCAGTTCATACGGCAGGCGGGCGATGGACTCGATATCCCCAGGCAGGCCCAAGGTGCCGGACACCAGACCACGGGCGACTGCCACCGGGATGTTGGCTGCTGCCTCGCGGTCGTTCTGCGACTCCGGTCTGCGGCCAGCACTGCGGTAGCGAGGGGGAACGAACTCATTGAGCGGGTCACCGCCAGCAGTGCGAAAGCGCGGATCAAGCGGTTCGCCGCCCTTCTTCATGTGGACTTCGCCGCCCTTGGCCTTGCTCAACTTGACGCCCTGGACGTCAGAGCCCTTGGGCGCGACAAACAGCTTCTCGTACACGTCGTGCGGCTCACTGCGGCCAACACGAACTCGACCGACAACGTCGCCGACGCCGAACAGGTCGCCACGACTCCTTGGCCGAAGCGTGGGGTTCGCACCCGTGCCGGTGTTCCAAAGCTCCGCGGGACTTGCGTACTCTGTGGCCAAGCCGTACTTGTGACCAACATCGCCCTTCTCGATGGTTGCCAGGAAGTTTAGGTCGTTGAGCAGCGGGTCGCCGCCCTCCGGCTTGAACAAACCCTTGCGAACCAAGTTGCTTCTGGTAAACGATCCGGTCTTCGGATCAATGCGCTCGATGCCCGACTCGCCCTTTGCCGACATCATTGGCCGGTTGGTCTTTGGGTCAATGACCACGCCAAGCTCGTTCATGATGCGGGAGTCAAGCACCTCGCCAGTGCGCGGGTCAACGAACGCACCCGATGGAAAGTCCTCGCGCCGAAGACCAGTGCGCTCAAGCACGCGCTCGACCATCTTCTGCTGGTGCGGGAACTTGTCAGGCTGCAAGAACCAGCGGTTCGGCATGGGGATGATAGGCGAACGCTCCTCTTCGCCCATCTTGGACACCATGCTGCCAACCTCACCCAGGGAAGTCTTGGCGGCGTCATCGGCCTTCTGCGTCCCTTTGAGGGCCTTGGCCAGCTTGGCGATACCGCCGGCCTGGAGGTTGCGCTCCTTGCCGCCCTGGGCGACTGCGCGGGCGGCCTGCTCGACAGTGGCACCCTTGTTCACGAGCGCGACCATCTTGTTGAGTGTGCCGATGTCCTGACCGAGGCCGTGCTTTTGAGCGGCCAGCACAAAGTCGTTGCCGTCTATTTGAGCGGCCCTGCTGACTCCGCCGCCCTCTGCGAACTTCTTGACCTTCTTGGCCCAAACATGCTCGCGGCCCTTGTAGCTCAGGGGAACATCACCACCGGCATCCGCCCACTCTTTGAGAGATTTCGCGGACGAGCGATTCTTGGCTATCGCCTCAAGTTTTGCAATCGCGCCGGTTTTAGCCATGCCCAGACCCCTTCACAGTGCCGACATCATAAACGCCGGGGCTTGTCAAGTCCACCCTTGAGGCAAGCCAGTGATCAACCGCAGCGTGTGCCCACTTCTCAATGGTGTCTGACCTCATGCCCGGATCAACCAGCAACTCAAGCCGGTTCTCGCACTGGCTCACTTTGGCGAACTTCACGCCCTCAGTTGCGGACACGTTGATCATTGGACATCCCTCCTGTGCTTGCAGCCCTGGCATCGCTCGTCAGCCTTGCCCAGGTCGGTCAGCGTGTACTGGCACTCCTCGGCCATCTTGAACGGCACGGTGATCAGCTTCGCAATGCGCTGCACCCCGTCAACCCACCAGCCGTCCTGGGCGAAGTGGCTGCGCTTGAACGCCGGGCGGTTGTGGCAGCCGTAGGTCATGAAGGCTTCCTCGCGCCGCTCTCGAACGCCTCCCGGCCATCTGCGCTTTGGTGCGTGGCCACCCAATGCTCGTGGTCGAGGTACGGCTCGCACCAGCAATCGGACGAGAGCTCGTGCTCGTGCGTGTCGTCAATCGGCAGGACGTGGGTCACCAGACCGCCCGAGTCGGTCACGCCAGTGATGGACATCCATGACGCTTCAGACTGCATACGGGTTAACCCTACGCTGCCTGCCGGTGTCGGCGTAATCCTCGTCGTCCCAGTCATCGCGGGGAGGCGGGTCGATCTCAAGCCAGCCGGCGTCACGCAGATACCGCAGGGCCTGGGTGCAGGCATCGACGTAGTCGTCGTGCGTAGTCTCGGGGAACGAGCAGATCTGGCTCACGAACCCCTCGGCCCAGTCCTTGACGTAGCCCTTCCTGGCGTCCGACTCGGGGATCCAGACCCGGCCACGGGCGATGATGTTGGAGACGATGTTCAGGCGCTGCACCTTGTCAGCCTTGCCTGGGTTGTAGGCGCGAATGGGCAGGTGCGCCCGCTGCAAGTCCTGAATCAGGCTGATGCCGGCGCTCTTGTCCTCGATCAGCAGCAGATCGACCCGCTTCTTGTCCTTGCCCTCGCCGAAGACGGTCTCGTACTCCTCGATGACCTTGGGGCGCAGATCCGGGTACTGCATTCGCTCTTGCCAGCAGTCGATCACCATCGCGCTCATCGGGCCGTCCAGGGGCTTGAACACGCCGAACGTGATGCAGGCGGTCGGGTCGTTCTGCACCTTCTCGCTGGTGGCCACGTCGTAGGACTGGAGGATGTACTCGAACTTCGGGAAGGCCCGCCCGGCAGGCCAGAGCTTGAACATGTCCCGGCTGACGATGCCGCCCTCCTCGGGGTCGATGATCTCGGCGTAGATCTCCTGGCGGCCCAGGGTCGTGCCCTCATATTGAAGGATCTGCTTCCTGAAGTTGTCCGACAGGTTCGCAAGATTGGCGTAGGTCGAGGCGGTCGTCAGCACCACGTCGTCGCCCTCCCGGCCCACAAGCTCGACGATCAAATCCTTGGGTTTCGGGGTTGTGGTGCAAATGATACGGGTGCGGGTGCCTAGGCGGACGCCGAACATGATCTGGTCCCATGCGTCCTGAAGATAGTCCCAGGCCGCAAGCTCGTCGCACCAAGCGCCATGAAACTGCGGGCCCCGGAAACGCTCGGGCTCCGACGCCGGGATGCCCTTGATCAAGCTCCCATTGATCAGCTTGAGCTCGTGGAGGGCCTTGTTGTAGTCGGCGATCAGGGCCGACGGGATCACTGTCATGAGGCCGGAGTCGCCCTCAAAGCAGGTGGAGCGGACGTCGCTCGATGTCGGGGCGGCCACCAGCCAGCGGGTGCCGGGGTTCTCCCAAGCCCACCAGCCGATCTGCTCTGCGGCAGTCCGGGTCTTGCCGGCACCGCGGCCAGCGAGCATCAGCCAGATCGACCACCAGTCCCCGTGCGGCAGCACCTGATGCTTGTGCTGGGCCTGGAACCAGTTCATGCGCCATGCCCAGGCAAGCCTTACCTCCGGCTTTACCGCCTTGAGACTCGCCTGCACCTGGGGGTCGGCGAGGATCTCGGCTACGTCAGTCATCGACTTGCTTCTTGAGCTCGACGTTCTTGAGCATCGCCGAAAGCAGGTTCTCAGCCTGCACCTCGGCCTCGACCTTGATCGGGTTGTCCGCATCCCCGGCCAGGGCCACCCGCTCCCCGTACTTCTTGGGCTTGAGCTTCATGGCCGTCCACTTCCTGGCGTCGATCCGGTTCTTCTGCCATTGAAGGAAGGCCCCGTCCAGCTTGTGCTCGATCAACTCCCCGGTGCGGCGGTCGATCACCGGGATGATCTCGGGCTGCTCGTCGGCGATGGCGATGATCTCGTCGGCCAGGGTGTCAGCCTGCTCTTCCCGTGCGCGAGTGTATTGGTCAGCAAAGTCGGGCTTGTTGAGCAGCCACTCATAGATCGTAGTCCGCTCTGGCATCCCCTCCGTCTTTACGATCTCCCTCAGGCTCTCCCCTTCTGCTATTCGCAGGCAGATGAGGCTTGCCATCTGTTGGGTGTACATCGTTGGCCTGCCCATCTTCTTCTTTGCGGGCTCCTGGGCGATTTGCGGCTCTGGGGCTACCTTACCCTTAGCCCGCGGCTTTTCGGCCTTCTGAGGGGCCTCTAGGGGCTTGCGCGGCATGGTCAGAAGCAGTTGGTCGTGCAGTTTCCGCCGTAGCAGCACGTCGTGCATGTCACCATACGGCTACCGCTGAAGATCGTATGCGTAGAGCATTGAGCCCAAGCACCGGTCGTTACGAGTGCAATGCCGAAAGCGGCAAGAATCCTTTTCACCATTTCTCTCTCCTTGAGGTTTGATGTTTCCCGGCGGTTCACCGGTCGAAACCGAATCGGTTTCTCTTCGCTTTCGTTTCGCTGTTGACTCGCTTGATTGTTGGTGCGGACTACTACCCTACCGGCGCATGCGCTCTCGGAGCTTCGCCCGCCTTGCCATTTTAACCGATTTCGACTGCCGGTGGTGGAATTCTGAGCATAGCAAGCCCATACCGTGAGACACGGGCCCGCTTTCCTGCCGTATGGAGCCATTCCTCGACAGCATCCCAGACTTCTTTCAACCGCCCGGCTCTGGGATTCGCCCACCGCCCCCGCTCTGGCTTGCTCGTGTCACGGGGTTTCGCATTCATCACCACCGACGTACCGCATGATGTGCGGTTACCACTGGAAACAAAAAAGCCGTTTACTGCTGCTCCCGGTAGGAACCCTTGTTTGACCAAGGGCAGGAGCATGAGTAAACGGCCTTCATCTGTCGCTTCCTACGGCAACGGAGCGAAGTATACGCCCGACTCAACGTGTGTCAACAGATGCTACGAAGTATTTTTATAACCGATTCGCTTTCGACTGGGTTTCGATTCGGTTACAAAAAGCACGCAAGAAGGACTGCACCGAAGAACGATACGGCTGCCAGCACTTCCCAGATCAGTCCTTCTTCACCGTTTTTCACAATTGAACTCCTTTCGGATAAGGTCAGCAGAATAGAACGGCTCGGCTTCGTATGCGATCTCGGCGCAGCGGTCTGCGACAAGAGCGGCGAAGCGTTCAAGGCGAGTGTGGAAAGCGGGTGTCGGTATGCGGTATTCGCCAGCGTCCTCGCCGTATGCAACAAAACCAACCTCCCGCGCCATTGCAATGATGTCATTTGTGTGTTTCATAGTATCCCTCCTTGAGTATCACGGCGTCTGAATATTCGTCCTGGAACCATGTCCACATCTGAGCGCGTTGGTCCTTTGCCTTGACCCAGCGGAACAAATATTCCCAACTTGTTACCTCGTCATCCATGTCATAGAACTGTTCGGCTCGCAGGCGGTACGTGGCAATCACAGTGTTAAGTTCAAGGTAGTGCAGCAGCGCCTGTAGCTTGTCTTTGTGTGTTCTCATTTCAAAAACCCCACGATCTGCTCGTACACGCCGTTGCGGGCGCTGTTGTCTGTCTCGTACTTGTTCCATCCTGCGTAGCGCATCTCTGTCTCTGCTTGGCGCAGTAGTTCAAGCGCACGATCACGCTCCTCAGACAATTCCTTCATCACCTCAATGACCGCTTGCTCGTGCTTGAGCAAGATGGCGCGGATCATCTCCATCGGCGTTTCAATCATGGCAACCGCTGCGGCTTTGACTTTCTCATCGTCTGTCTTTGCCTTGGCAACGGCTTCCGCGTGTAGTTTGCTCAACGGCTTCATGATGCATACCCATCCGTAATGACTTTGTTCTTCGCCTCCTCCAGCGCACCGATCAGGGTAAGCCGGTCAGGCACTGTCGATGTCTTGATCTTGAACTGGCCCCGGTCTTTCCAGAAGCACAGCACGATCACAGAGTCGGGCTGCTCATCGGCAGCCTCGTTCAGCACCGCCTTGGCCTGCACCTTGTGGTGATCAGGGATGGTCAAGGTTTTGAGTTTGCTCATTCTTGCCCCCTCGCTCGGATGGCGGCGGCAGCTTCACAGGCAAAGCGATGCCAGTCATACGATGGACTGGCCTCCACCACCTTCGCACACGCCTCGCGCTCGGCCAGCACTGCTTCTTGCTGTGCTGCGGATTGGGCAAAATAGCCCCCGTCTTTTCGAAGCCAGCCAACCCCATCCTGCTCCTGCTTCTCAGCCTGCTCGATGGCGGCGCGGAGGGCGGCGATGGCTGCACGGATGTCGTCGTGATAAAGCCGCATACCGGGATAAGCCAACCCAATCTCCAACTTGTCAGCAGCCAGCTTCATTGCTTTAATGCTCATTCCAAAGCCCTCCACTTACTTTTCGGTTCGTTCGCCCGCTGGACGTAAAAATGCACCAAGAAGTTAAAGGTCTGGGTGTACGTCATGCGCACGCCCGTGTCGCGCTCAAGCCTGTCGCGGATCTTGTCGATGTCTTGCGACACCGGCAGCGTGATGCGCTTGGCATCAGTACGGCGCTTGCTCATAGTCGTCTTCGGCAGGGTTGAACCGATCAGGCCCAGGCGGTTGCCCAGGCCGATCCAAGGGGTTTGGGAACGGCGGGAAGGGCCACATCAGTCGGACTCGATCACCAGCATCAGAGCCGCGACCATCTCGCGTGCCTGATCTTTGCTCATCGTTGCATAGGCGCTGCCGCCACGCACAGCCATTGAGATCCAGACGCCATCTTCGTGCGGATCAATAAAGATGCGGGCATCGTTGACGGCGATGGAGAAATCGAGAAGTTTTTCGCTTTGCATGGTGTCGCTCCTTAAACAATTTTGTCGAAATGAAGATGGCCGAAGACGGTGTCGTTCTTGCAGTCGGGGCAATATCTATACGCAAAGTTTGGCCCGATGTCATCATGCACCTGCGTGCAGACAGAGCAGAAGGCCAGACGGTCGTGGGCCAGGGCGCTTGCGTAATCGGGGCTCGGGCGGTAGCGCACTTCGCCGTCATCGTTGATGAACTTGATTTCCAACTCGTACATTTCGCTTTTTCCTTCGCTGTTGATTTACTGCGTGTTGCAGTGATGGACATTGTAATCTGAAGTTACAGATCAATGATATAGCCCCATCGATTTGTCGGGTATTCAGCCCTTCGCAGTATGAGGGCCCTGCGCTTGTCGCGCTCTGAGCCGTTACGGCCAATCCAGTCAAACCAGTTAGACCACAGGCTGTAATCGCGCAGCTTGGCCCTGATGACCGGGTTACGCAGCTTGCGCAGGGCCTTCATCTCTATCTGCCGAGCCCTCTCCCTGGTGACGCCCATCTTGATGCCTGACTCTTCAAGTGTGAGGTCACCCCAAAACCGCATGCGGATCATCAGCATCTCACGATTGGTGAGAGCTCCATCTATGCACTCACCGATGATTCGGCCAATGTCGGCCAGATCTTCTTGGGGTATCGGGTCGGTAATCATCCAATCAGGCAGGCTGTCGAACTCCTCGCTCTCCGGCTCCTGATGCCGGCTGCGCCAGAGATCACCTACTTGGGGGTGGTACTGGGCCAGTGGCTTCTCAGCGATGCGTCTCACTGCGAGCCTCCTGGCGACCCCGCTCGACAAGGCGGCGGGCCTCCTCGTGTTCGTCGATTGCTTCGGACTCAAGCATCAGGCGGATGCCCTGCATCTTCGCAATGATGGCCGTGTCGGGCTTGCCGTCAATGATGGCCTTCTCAAGCCGGTAGCCGGCATTGATGTACTGGGACTCGGTGTTTTTCATGATCAGAAGTTGTAGTCGTAGAACTTGATTGGCTTGTCCGACAGGCCGAACTTGCGGCCATGCTTGTCTTTCCAGCCCTGCTTGCCCAGGCGGATGCGGATGATGTTGTTTTCGGGGTTGCTCGTGATGTGCCACTTCTGGTCACGCTGGTTGATGCAGTGGCCAGCAAAGCCGCCGGGTGCCCACTCCAGCTTGACCGACTCGTCAAACACCGCGTCCATCTCGCGGATCTCGATGGTCTGCTCGCTGATTTGGCGCACCACCTCGTAAGGGGTCACGTCGCTGTAGCCGTAATGATTTGCGTATTGCATGGTGTTCTCCTGTGGGGGCCGAAGCCCCCGGTTGATTACTTGGCGTCGCAGTTGACGGTGTAGCGGGCGGAGGTCTTGGTGTGCTGCGCGATAAGCTCGGCAGGGATGTTGAGGGCCTTAGCGATGGCCTTCCAGTCCACGGTGGACACGTTGGACTCAACGTAGGTGACAACGTAATCATCGCCCTCGAACTTCTTCTGACCGGAGAGGCTGGCCTCTTCCTTGATGTCCTTCTTGATGGCATCAACCTTAGAGGTCAAGGTCTTGATCTGAGCCAGCAGGTTGCCAAGCTCGTCGATGTTGTGGGTAGTGGTGATCATGTTCGCTGTTCCTTCGCTGTTGGCCGTCTTGCACTATTGCTTGACAGTGAAGGTAGTGTAACAGCAAATTACAACGCACCAGAGGCAAACCCAATTATTTTCTAGGGACTTACCCTAATCCCCAAAAGCTCCCTGGTGTCGGCCAGCAGATCCGCCTCGTCGTAGCCGTAGTGCTTGGGAAAGCCCTTCGTGCCAAGGCCGTGCAGCCCCGTCTTGCCGCGGTGATGCTCTGGGCATAGTGGGATAGCATCCCAGTGGCTTGCGCGTCTCCCAGCCCCTGTTCCGGCCCTTGGATGATGTATCTCGGCAGGGGTACCCGGATACCCCATGCGCCGACACACAGCGCAGCCGAGGTCAGCTACTCTGGACAGGTGCTTTTTTTCGTCTTTTGTCATCCTTGTGCCTGGGCTCAGTGATGGCCCGCTCCTCGGTTCGGAAGATGTGTTCGTTGTAGCAGAGGCGGCTGCGCACAATGACGCCATTGGGCTTTCGAGTTGCCTTGACATCGGATGGCGCACCGCATAGTGGGCACTTCATATCGTCGCTTTGCCCTCTGCCCGGTTCGTTGCCTCAATTGAGCGCCAGACCTCGATGCGAGCCTGCGCAGCGATCAAGCGCCAGCGAATCTCCTCCTCAATCTGCACCGCCTCCTGCAAGCCTCTGAGGTGCTGGATGTACTCGGGATCAGAGTACGCCTCGCGCTCCTGCGCATTGACCGATGTCTCAAGGCTTCGCTTCATGATCATCGCCTTCAGAGACTTGCGGTACTCCTCCATATAGATTCGATTGCCCTTAGCCTCTCCGAACTTCTTGCCGTACTTGAAGATGTACTCAATCGCAAGCTCTGGATTTTTTACGTCGCTGTCACTCATCTTTGTCTCCAATAAATCGCTCTCTTGTTTTCATCATCTGCGCAGCCATGCGGTAAGACCGCTCCGCGATCAGGCGCTGGTACTCGTCGCTCCCAAAAAGCGAAGAGTCATTGGTCTGGTTCATCAATGCGAACATCGCAAACAGGTCGATCAGTTGTGGTTCTGGCTTCATGCTTTCCCCTTGAAGAGCGCCTGCCC